ACGCTAACACGTTAAGAATTGGTATCGCTGGGGCTGAAACTGTTTTCAACGATGGCAGCACAGACAAAGACTTCCGCGTTGAGTCTGATGCGCTTTCGCATTGTTTTTTCATTGACGCTGGTAATTCCACAGTAGGTGTAGGCACTTCGGCTCCTGACAATAGATTGCACGTTATCGACAATTCAAATAGCTCCGTTGCGGTTGCAGTCTTTGGCAATGAGGATAACACCGCATCTACAAACCAAAAAGCTAAAATAGGTTTTGGCCTAGCAAGAGATAGCGGAACCGTAAAAAACGATGCTGGTGAAATAGAAGTAGGTAAAGACAATCAATGGGATGCTAGTGATTCTAACATTGATTCTTATATGGCCTTTGCTACTTACAAGAATAATGCTCGTACAGAGCAGATGAGAGTAAACTCAAATGGTGTGCTTTTAGTAAATACCACCTCTCAGATAGGATCAGGCGGTGGCGCTAAAGAGGGTTTATGTGTCATTGGTGGAGGTGGTGGCCCCCACGTTGCAGTTTTTAGGAACGCTGATACAAGCGGTGGAGCTAATCAAATTGAGTTTCAAGATGGTAACGGTGATGTTTGCGGAGCAATAAACAGTAACGCAACTAATAACACAACGTCTTATGGAACTTCGTCGGATTATCGTCTGAAAGAAAATGTATCTGCTGTAAGTGGCGCAATAGATAAACTTAAGCGCTTAGAGCCTAAAACATATAATTTCATCAGCAACACCGAAAAAACAAAAGAAGATGGCTTCTTAGCCCATGAGCTTGCGGAGGTAGTACCTAACGCAGTGACAGGAGAAAAAGATGCTGTCCATGACAACGGCGAAATGGATATTCAACAAGTTGATTATGGAAAGCTCACGCCATTGCTTACTGCCGCGTTGCAAGAGGCAATAGCGAAAATAGAAACACTAGAAGCCGAAGTAGCGGCACTTAAAGGAGAATAGCATGGCTATTAACACAACTTGGACGGTCAGTAACATGACCCATGTGGACGCTGATGGTGGCGTCATTCTGGCTTACTGGTCACTTGTAGCAGCCAGCGATGCTGGTGGTGGCGAGTCAGCTACGGAGGGCGGTAAAAATCGTTTTACTTACGATGCGTCGGCAAGTGGTTTCATCGCTTACGATGATCTCAAAGAGAGTGACGTTTTAGGTTGGATCTGGGAAGCCAACAAAGAAGCTGACGAAACTGCTGCTGAGTACAAAGCTCGCATTGAAGCGGAACGTACTGCGAAGGTTCAAGCGCAGATGGATCGTAAAGCAACACAAGCAACTGGAGTGCCGTGGTGATGAGTAACGAACAAAAAATCGTAATCAACGACGAAGAGTACAACTTCGGTGATCTGAAGGTTGAGACTCAGGCGCACATTGCTAGAGTCGCAGAGATTCGTCGTGAAATCGCTGCACTGCAACAGCAGATCGCAGAGCGTAACGTATTGCTGCAAGCGTACACCCAGAGCATCGTTGAAGGTGTTAAACCTGTCGAAGAGCCTGAGACTGCACAAGGTCTGCCCGAAGGGTTCAAGGGTCACTGATGAGTTTGCTTGAAATCGTAACTACTCTGACCACCTTGTCAGTCGTCGCATCCGCAATTTGTGCCGCCACGCCCACTCCAAAAGATGATGCGTTCATGGCAAAATATATTTACCCCGTAATAGAAGCGTTAGCTTTGAATGTTGGTAAAGCCAAAGAATAGCTATGTGCTATTTAGCGATGGCAGAGGTTTGGGAATTGGATAAAAGTGATCAGGCATTGAATCAGATTTCGACTCACGAGCAGGTGTGTGAGCAGAGGTATCTGAGAATTGAAGAGCGGTTAGCCAGCGGCTCCAGGCGCTTCGATGAACTTGAAGCAAAAATAGACACAGTGTCTAATAGGTTGTGGTGGATAATGGGGTTGATCGTGGTGAGCATCTTCATTCCACAGTTTTTATAGGAAGCCAAAAAATGAGTGACGGAACAATCAAAATCCCTACCTGGGCTTTACCGATCGGCGCGGCTGCACTGTCTGGAGCGATGGTTTGGGGCGCATCGCAAGCCCAGGCACAAGCAACCCAAGAAGAGGTCGAGCGCATTGAACAAGTTGTCGAAAAGACGGTTGCTGAGGCCCAAGCAACGGGAAAGCTCGCAGCAGTAAATGCCACCAAAATCGAAGCCATAGTGGATTCGTTAGCGGAACAGGCCGAGACAGCGAAAGCGTCAGATCAGAAGCTGCAACAGCTCATCGAGATCATGCTAAAACAGAATTAGAGTATGATCCCGCCAACCCAAATCTTTACTGTGATTTGAGGGAGTGGCGCATGTTAGAACTGGTCAACCCTCCCTCGTATCGGCATTGCATCGCCAAGGAGTGGATGCGGTACAATTATAGGCAGTGCGAATACGGTGGGATGATCTATGTTCAGAACAGCATGTCCCGTGTTTTAGGCACTGCACATCAGCTTGATGTCGAACTACTGAGTTGGGAACTCATCAGGCCCAAGGCTGTCAAAACTCAGGCGGTTGAGAAAAAGCGCAGGTTGTGATGGAGATACCACCCTTCCCGAATAGTGTGAATGCCCCTCCTTACAGGCCCAAAGAAATTCATGACGCCTTCAGGGTGGATTCTTTTTCGCGGGTGTCTCTAGTTCAAAAAGAAGCGGTAAGTCGTTACTTCGAGTTTGTTTACGAGTTTCGCAACGGTGAGGTGCAGACCTCGATCCCCAAGGTTTTTCGTCAAGACATCGTGGATCTCAAAGCATGACTATGATGGTTTTTGTATTGATCGTTCTTGAGCGTGGGCAACCTACGGGGCAAGAGTTCTACTTTCAAGAGCTGACTTCGTGCTTGGAGTACAGTAACGCATTGAACGCTCAGTCAGTTGGCAAGATCAACGAGCTTCTAAGCAATAATCGATTCTTCTCCACCTATTGCGCGATCCGTGAAATCCCGCAATCAGACGCTGGTAAAAAGATATTCTTCCGTGATCCAAAGAAGCCGGAGTGACAATGAGTCCTAAGAAACTCGAACCAAAATCGCGGTATGCTCAGTATGACCTTGATGGGGACGGGACGGTTAGCGATGAGGAGCTGGCAAGAAATCAAGAGCTTGTTGAAATCGAACTGCGAGAACAGAAAGCAGACAGTCAACGACGAATGGCTTGGGTGTCTCTTAGCAGTATGGTGGTTTACGCTGTATTACCACTTTTGCCCTTCATACCTGAGTCTCGTTTGTCCACTTTGGCTTCTTTGAGCGATATGTTGTTTCTCAGTCAGGCCAGTATTGTTGGCTTGTACTTTGGCGCTACAGCGTATATGGCAAAACGATGAGCGATGACAAAAGGATGGAGATACGTTGCGCTCGATGCAGAAAAAAGGGGTCTGTGATGAGCTTCGTACATTACGGAGCGACAACATTATGCCCTCGCTGTTTCAACTTCATGTTTAAGGTGGCGTGATGTGGCAGCTATCGGCTGGCTTGGGCGTTGTCTTGGCTCTAAGCCTGGGCGGTTTCAAAATGTACTACGATAAGACCGAAGCCCAGAAAGACGCCCTGGTGACGCAGATCAAACAGGCTTCTGAGAACCAAAAGCTATTGGAAGCAACGATCGCAGATCAAAACGCACAGATCGATCAGCAGCGGGAAAAGCAACAGGCTGTGCTGCTGAAGATAGAGCAACTGACGGAAGACCACCAGAATGCGATGAGGGAGGTCGATAGCATCAGAAAAAAGTTCGCGAAGCACAATCTCGATGTGCTTACTTTGCGGAAACCCAAGCTGATCGAGAAAATTATCAATCGAGGCACTGCTGAGGTACTGAATGACCTGGAAGCTTATACCGATCCTGGCTCTTAGCGGTTGCAGCCTAATAGAGAGACCTCCAGAAGTGAGGCCGGTGGAGGTCGTTACGATTGAGAAGCCTGCGCCTGTATATCACCCCCCGTTACCAGGAAAAATAAATACATTACCTGTTGAGTGGACGGTTCTCACACCCGAAACTATGCAGGAGTATTTGGATGACCTAGAGCAAGGTAACGCGCCGACTAATGCGTTTTATGGACTGACGACAAAAGGGTATGAAAATCTTAGTGCGAATATGGCAGATGTTATCCGATATATACGTCAGCTCATCTCGATCGTACACTACTACAAAGATTTGCAAACCGGAGACGAACAAGATGAAGACGAGCCAAGAAGGGATATGTCTGATTAAAAAGTTCGAGGGCTGTGAACTCGAAGCTTACCGATGCAGTGCTGATGTTTTGACGATCGGGTATGGCCACACGCAAGGTGTTAACGAAGGCGATAGCTGCACTCTTGATGAAGCAGAAGAGCTGTTGGTGAAAGATCTCGAAGAGTTCGAGTTCTATGTCAACGACCTCGTAGAGCAAGAACTGAACCAGAACCAGTTCGACGCCCTTGTAGCCTGGACGTTCAATTTGGGGCCGACCAATCTGCGAAATAGCACGTTGCTGAAAAAGTTGAACGAAGGTGATTTTGATGACGCACCCTATCAAATCCGCCGATGGAACAAAGCAGCAGGTGAAGTGTTAGACGGTCTGGTACGGCGAAGGGAAGCCGAGGCGCGGTTGTTCCAAGGAAAAGCTTGGGAAGATGTCTGAGCTTGCACTCAAAGATTTCGACATACTGTCCGATCAGGACAAGCAAGAGGCGCTTGCCCTTCTCAACAAATACGACCAGCTAGAAAAGCAGGAACTCTGTCAAGGAGACTTCATCTCCTTTGTGAAAAGCCAATGGCCTGACTTTGTTGAGGGTCGACATCACAAGATCATCGGCGAGAAGTTCAACCAGATAGCGAGAGGCAAGCTCAAGCGTCTCATCGTCTGTTTGCCGCCACGACATACGAAATCAGAGTTTGCCTCCACCTTTTTCCCTGCCTGGATGATGGGTTTGCGATCAAACCTCAAGATCATTCAAACCACCCACACTGCTGAATTAGCTGTGCGATTTGGTCGTCGGGTCAGAAACATCATCGACTCGGATGATTACCAGGAGGTCTTTCCCGATCTCAAGCTTGAGGCTGACAACAAGTCGGCGGGACGATGGACGACCAACGGCGGTGGTGAATCGTTTTACGCGGGTGTTGGTGGCGCGATCACTGGTCGCGGTGCCGATCTGTTGATTATCGACGACCCTGTTTCAGAACAAGACGCGCTCAGCCCGACCGCTATGGATGCGGTCTACGAGTGGTATACGTCCGGCCCCCGCCAGCGTTTGCAGCCAGGGGGCATCATTGTGATAGTAATGACCCGCTGGAGCACCAAAGACCTGGTGGGCAAGGTGCTCAAAAAGCAAGGCGATGAACACGCTGATCAGTGGGATGTGGTCGAGTTTCCTGCAATCATGCCGGAGTCGGACACCCCGTTGTGGCCGGAGTTCTGGAAAAAAGAAGAGTTGCTTTCTGTAAAGGCGTCTCTCCCAGTAACAAAATGGAACGCGCAGTGGATGCAGAACCCCACCGCAGAGGAGGGGTCGATCGTTAAGCGCGAGTGGTGGAACAAGTGGGAGCGCGAGGACGTTCCTGCTTATAGCTATGTCATCCAGTCTTACGATACCGCGTTCAGTAAAAAAGAGACGGCAGACTACTCCGCGATCACTACCTGGGCGGTGTTCGAGCACAACGACACGGAACAAATCATTCTCCTGGACGCGAAGCGCGTGCGCTTGGACTTCCCAGAGCTGAAACGACTCGCTTGGGAGGAGTACCGATACTGGGAGCCGGATTGTGTGTTGATTGAGGCGAAAGCATCCGGCACACCGCTTACTCAGGAGTTGCGTCGAATGGGGATACCTGTTACGGCCTATACACCGTCAAGAGGTCAAGATAAGATTGCTCGAATGAACAGTGTTGCTCCGATCTTCGAGTCGGGGATGGTGTGGGCACCAGACACTGTTTTCGCAGAGGAGGTGGTCGAGGAGATGGCAAGTTTCCCTTTTGGCGACCACGACGATTATTGCGACTCTGCAACGATGGCGTTGATGAGATTCCGGCAGGGTGGTTTTCTTGCTCTGGAAGGCGACTACGCTGAGGAAATAACCCCGATGCGTCGGGATCGAAAGGTTTATTACTGATGGCTATAGAAAGAAGAGAGCAGCAGCTCGGCACCGCCGACGATCCAAGCATCATTCCTCTCAGCAAAGAGGTTGAGGTCATTCCTGATCCGAGTCGTGAAGACCAGATTCGAGAAGCCGCAGAGATCCTAGTCATCGAAGAAGGCATCCTCCTGGACGATGAGATAGACGCCGTGCCAGAGCAGCCGGTGGGCGATTTCAACGAAAATCTAGCTGATAAGCTTGACCAATTCGAGCTTTCTAGCCTCGCCAGCGATGTCCTGGCTTCAATTAAAGCAGACAAAGAAAGCCGATCGGAGTGGGAAAAGACTTACACCGATGGACTGAAATATCTAGGGATGAAGTTTGACGAGTCTCGATCGAACCCGTTCCAAGGTTCAACAGGGGTCATTCACCCCATTTTGGCTGAGGCTGTTACCCAGTTCCAAGCTCAAGCGTACAAAGAAATGCTCCCAGCAAAGGGGCCGGTAAAGACAGAGATTGTAGGCGCACGCACAGCAGAGGTCGAAGCCCAAGCAGAGCGCGTGCAAGACTTCATGAACTTTTACATCATGAACGTCATGCAGGAGTACGATCCAGAGCTGGATATGCTGTTGTTTTATTTACCCTTGGCTGGTAGTGCATTCAAGAAGGTTTACTTCGACACCGCGCAAAGTAAGGCGATGAGCAAGTTTATCGAGCCGCAAGATTTAGTCGTGCCATACGAGGCGACCGATCTGTTCAGCGCAGAGCGCGTGACGCACGTTTTGAGCATGTCGAAGAACGAGATTCGCAAGCAGCAGCTAAGCGGTTTCTATTCGGATATTGAACTCAAGGGCGGCGCTTATCACGTTTCGCGTGACGAGATCGAGGAAGAGATCGACGAGATTGAAGGGCAGGCTCCAGGGTATGCTGAGGATCGCGATCGCACTGTATACGAGGTGCATACTATCCTCGATATTCCTGGTTACGAGGACATCGGCGAGGACGGAGAACCCACTGGGTTGAAGCTGCCCTACATCGTGACGATCGACGAGCCGTCTCAGCAAGTGCTCGCAATCCGTCGTAATTACGAAGAAGCCGACCCGCTCAAGCAAAAAATAAACTACTTTGTACAATACAAATTCCTGCCAGGGTTGGGGTTCTATGGGTTAGGACTGAGCCACATGATTGGCGGTCTGGCAAAAGCCAGCACCAGCATCTTGCGCCAGCTCATCGACGCAGGAACCCTGGCGAATCTCCCAGCAGGTTTCAAAGCCAGAGGCATGAGGATTCGCGATGAGGACGATCCCTTACAGCCAGGAGAGTTCCGCGACATTGACACCACGGGTGCAAGTCTTAGGGAAAACTTGATACCGCTGCCAATCAAAGAGCCATCAAGTGTTTTGATGCAGCTTCTTGGTTTGCTAGTCGAGTCTGGTAAGCGATTCGCAAGTATTGCGGACATGAACGTCGGTGACATGAATCAGGCTATGCCGGTTGGCACGACTGTCGCGCTCCTAGAGCGTGGCACGAAAGTCATGAGCGCAATTCATAAACGATTGCACTACAGTCAGCGCATAGAGTTCCAGCTCTTGGCTAAAGTGTTTGCAGAGTACCTTCCTCCGGTATATCCGTATCAAACCGGATCTGGGCCGCAAGAAGTCAAAGGACAAGACTTCGATGGTCGTGTAGACATCATTCCCGTAAGCGATCCAAACATCTTCAGTCAGAGTCAGCGAATCACTATGGCTCAAGAGCTGCTGACGATGGTGCAGTCGAACCCAGAAATACACGGGCCGACAGGGATATATGAAGCATACCGACGAATGTACGCAGCCCTGGGAGTTGATGACATTGACTCCCTTTTGCAGCCTCCTCAGCAACCGCAACCGCCTATGCCTATCGATGCAGGGTTGGAAAACAGCGGTTTCATGATGGGCCAGCCAGCGATGGCATTTGAGCAGCAGAACCACCAAGCCCACGTTGACGCTCATCGATCCTTGTTTTTGACTGAAATGGTCAAGACAAACCCGCAGCTCCAGGGAATGATCATCGGCCACATGATGCAGCATCTACAATTCTTGGCAGCGCAGCTTGCCCAGGAACAAATGCCGCCAGAGATCATGGAGCAGATGAATCAACTCAACCAAGCGATGCAGTCCGGCCAGATACCACCTGACCAGGGTCAGATGATGATGCAGGAACTGCAAATGGTTTCGGAGCAGTTCTCCGCGCCAATCCTGGCGCAACTGACGCAAGATCTGCTCGCAAGCATAGGGCAAGGCAATGAAGAAGATCCCCTGGTACAAATCCGACAGCAGGAGTTGGATCTTCGTGGCGCTCAGCTTGCGGCGGAGCAGAATCAGTTTGAGGACAAGCAAGCTGCTAGACAGCGCGAAAAACTCCTTGAAGCAGAGATCGCAAAACAAAGAATTGATACGTCCCGACAAGTCGCGGACGATAAGCTAGACCTTGCGCTGCAACGGTTGCAGCAGCAGGCAAATTTGAAGCTGATGGAGCTTCAAGCCAAGTTTGGAGGAAGCCAATGACGACCAGTTACATTTTAGAGAGACAGCAAGAGTTGCGTGATATGAAGCGACTTGCGCGTCAGGCAGAAGCGGCAGCGATGGAAGCCGAAGAAAGGGTGAAAGAAGCTAATAGACTTGCAAACGAACATCGTATTGCAGTCAAGATGGCTAGGATCAATGGCGATCCAGAGCCGGAAGCGCCAGTACTACCGGAACCAACCGTAGAAGCGGTCGCAGAGCCAGCTCCTGCGCTGGAGCCAGAACCCGCTCCAGAGCCGGAACCGAAAGCTGAGACCAAAAAGCAAACGAAAAAAACTGCTGCAAAGAAAGCCCCAGCTAAAAAACCTGCAACTAAGAGGACAAAGAAATGAGCGTGAAAGACATGAGCCGAGTCGAGAAGGTTGATTCTCCCAGTAAAAAGATTACCAGCGTGTCTACATCCCCAGAACTCGTGCGGCGCACGATGGGTGGTGAGATCAAAGTAATTAAGGCGCGTGGCAAAGGCGCAGCAACTCGCGGGTTTGATTTTCACGAGAAAGTCTAGTGGATGATATTGATCTGGCAGACAAGCTGAAGCGAGTGATTGAAGAGCGCCGAAGTTTGATCGTAACAACCCTGATGGATGGTTTGCTAAAAGATATAGAACACTACAAAAGTTTGCAGGGTGAGCTGACTGCGTTAAACTTGGTCGAGTCTGAAATTTCTCAATACTTTAAGGAAAACAAGATATGACCGAAGTCAGCGTCGGGGGCGCTTATGTAGAAGAGCGGGTTCTTGATCCATCCCTGCTCAATCTCAGCGCATTGGAGCGTATGCCGCAGCCAACTGGTTGGCGGATGTTGGTTTTGCCATACAAGGGCAAAGGGGTAAGCAAAGGCGGGATCGCTCTGACTAGGGAGACGCTAGATCGAGAAGCCCTGGCGACGGTAGTAGCTTATGTCGTCAAGATGGGGCCGCTTTGCTACGACAACAAAGAAAAGTACGGCGATACACCCTGGTGCGAGGAAAAGCAGTGGGTTCTCATAGGCCGGTATTCTGGTGCGAGATTCAAGCTAGAGGACGGCGAGGAAGTCAGAATCATCAATGACGATGAGGTCATTGGAACCATAATTGATCCAGACGATATAGTGAGCTTCGCATGATTGAAAATACCAACCAAGAACAAACGCAACCCGAAGAAGAGTTTGCAATCGAGGTAACAGAAGATCCCGTAGAGCAAACCAATGGCCAAGCCGACTCGGACGGCGATGAGCTGGAGAACTACACCAAATCGGTCTCTAAGCGTATCAATAAGCTGAACGCTAAAACCAGACAAGCAGAAGAGCGAGCAGCCCAACTTGAACAGCTTGCTATGCAAAAAGAGCAAGAGCTTCAGCAGTACCGCCAGTTCACTCAACAGCAACAGGTCACGGTATTAGAAAAAGAGGAAGAGGCGCTCAAGTCAAAAGAGGCCCAGGTCGATGACATCTACCGCAAAGCAGTGCAGGCGGGTGATCCAGACCTCATGTCAAAAGCGGATTCTCTCAAGAACGACATTGCGATCCAAAAAGAGAAGCTGCGTGTCGCAAAGACTCGACAAGCTTCCGAGACGCCTGTCCAGGCTCAGCAAGATAACTATCAAACCTACCAACCAGAGCCGCAGGTTGCTCAGCAACAGGCGGTTCCAGAACCTACACCAGAAGCAAAAAGCTGGCATGAAAGAAACCCCTGGTACGCTGATCAAAGTAGCGAAGAGAATTTGGAAGCGACACAGTACGCTTATTTCACTCACTATAATCTGATCAACGAGGGTTACGAACCCGATTCTGACGAGTATTACCAACAGCTAGATACTCGTGTGAAAAGGGTTTATCCTAATCTGAGTGCTGGCACTGCGAGTGCCGGTGCAGAGGAAGTCGAACAAACAGGACAGCGACCCCCCGTGCAAAGAGTCGCGTCCGCCACTCCTAGTGGTCGACAGCAAACACGAGGCAACATGAACGGCGTGAAGTTTACCAAAAGCGAAGTTGAGCGCCTCCGTGGTCTTAAACCCCACAATATGTCTGAAGAGCAATGGCTTCAGAAGGTGGCTAAAGAAAAGCAGAAAATTGCTAACAGGGAGGCAATGTAAATGGCAGAGGCAAAACAGAACAATCGTTCATCGCGTGAGAGCGGAGCGCACGATAATCAGGCTCGGCGACGACCGTGGCAACCAGTGCGAAAGCTGGACACCCCGCCTGCACCTCCAGGTTATACCTATAGGTGGATTCGGGAATCCATGTTGGGAGCGGAGGACAGATCAAATGTCTCGCGCCGCATGAGGGAAGGATGGGAGCTTGTAAGAGCAACCGATCTTCCAGCAGAGTGGGCGGACACGCTACCGACTATGGATAAGGACGGCAGACATGCTGGTGTCATATATAACGAAGGGTTACTTCTGGCGAAAATACCTAACGAAACGGTGCAAGAGCGAAACGAGTATTACTCGAACAAAACTCAGGAAGCGACGGACGCATTGGACAACACCATGTTCAATGAGACTCGTGGCGATAGCCGTTATGTTAAATATGATCCACAGAGGGACTCCCGTGTAACTTTTGGCAAAAACTAGGAGAACCTAAATGGCTAATAAGAACGCCGCATTTGGTTTGAAAGCCGTCCGAATGATGGGTGGCGCTCCGTACAGTGGAGGCCAGTCTCGTTATCGAATCGCCAATAATCAATCAGGCGCAATTTTCCAAGGTGACTTGGTTAAGCAACTGACTGCTGGCGTTGTCGGGCGAGCTGCCGCCTCTTCGACTGTCCCCGTAGTAGGGGTTTTCAACGGAGTTCAATACACTGATCCCACCACAGGTGAGCAAGTGTTCAAGAACTACTACCCTGGCTCTATCGCAGCCGCAGATATAATCGCGTTTGTTATCGACGATCCCAATGTGGTGTTTTCGGTGCAGGCGGACGCTGCGTTTCCGGTAGCAGACCTCTTCGGCAATTTCGATGTGGTAGATCAGTCAACGACTGGTGACACCTCTTCGGGCCGATCAAACATGGAGCTTGATGTGACGACTGGTGCAACCACCACGACTCTGCCTTTGAAGGCAATCGACATCTCGCAAGATCCCGACAACAGCGATGTAGGCAACGCCAACACAAACGTGCTTGTGGTTATTCAAAACCACATCATGGGTGTGAAAGGCGCTGGCTTAGCGTAAATAGGAGGCTAGGAAATGGCAATTTCTCGCGCACAACTTGCAAAAGAGCTTGAGCCTGGACTGAACTCCTTGTTCGGTATGTCTTATGACTCTTACGATCGAGAGTACGAAGAAATCTTCGCTATCGAGGATTCTCAGCGTGCTTTTGAAGAAGAAGTGTTGATAACCGGATTCGGTTCAGCACCAACCAAAACTGAAGGACAAGGCGTTGTTTTCGACAATGCTTCTGAGTCTTACTCTGCACGGTATACCCACGACACCATCGCGTTAGCTTTCGCGCTCACCGATGAGGCGGTGGAAGATAACTTATATGACTCGTTAGGTAAGCGATATGTGAAGGCTTTGGCTCGATCAATGGCGAACACTAAAGAGGTCAAGGGTGCAGACGTACTCAACAACGCTTTCAACACCAACTTTACTGGCGGTGACGGCGTTACTCTTATAAACACAGCGCACCCACTAGCGGGTGGTGGCACAGCGGCTAACCGCGCAACCACAATGGCTGACCTTAACGAAACGTCTTTGGAAGACGCACTGATTGACATCAGTACGTTCACCGATGACAAAGGTCTGACAATTTCGGTTCAAGCGTCCAAGCTTGTTGTTCCGCCTCAGCTTGTATTCGTTGCTGACCGGATCTTGAACTCTACCTTGCGTTCTGGCACGGCTGACAATGACATCAACGCGATCCGTAACACGGGCGTTCTCCCAGG